CCATCGTTGTTGGTGAGACTGATAGTGAGTTTGTATTTAACTTCAAGGTAGAGAACATCAAAATCCTTCCTGGGACCTATGAAGTGGTTGTGTCGCAAAAACTTTTGTCACGGTTCCAATCTAAGAACCACGACCTGTGCTATTATATTGCTCTGGAACCTGACTCTACATTCGGATGAACATTTTTGTAACTTCCCCCTGGCCCGCTGAAAGTGCTATTTGTCTCCCTGACAAACACGTTGTCAAGATGCCACTGGAGTGCTGCCAAATGCTCTCCATTGTGGCATCTGAAAAATGGGGTCACGGGTATGGTTATCTCTATAAATCTGATGATACACCTTACAGAACTGAAAAAGGTGCGTTTCGTAATCATCCCTGCACCAAATGGGCATTGGAAAATATCCACAACGCTTATTGGTTAATTAAGCACGGATTGAACTTGTGCGATGAGTACACCTTGCGTTATAATAAAGTTCATTCGTGCTATAAGACGCTTGTAGATGCTTTTTACTTATTTCCCAAAGGTAAGATTACCGAAGTAACTCCATTTGCCCGTGCAATGCCTGATGAGTACAAACTTGACACAAGCATTGACACTTTTACTGCTTACAAGATGTATATCGCATCCAAACCTTGGGTTGCATCTAATTATCTTCGTATGCCGCAACGAAAACCTGATTGGATTTGATTATGACTAGTGAATTTCTTTTTGTGGAGAAGTATCGTCCTCAAGTGATTGAGGATTGTATTCTCCCTGATGATACTAAAAAAACATTCAAGGAGTTTGTGGAGAAAGGAGAAATTCCGAATCTCCTTCTTTCTGGACCTCCTGGTATTGGTAAAACTACAATCGCAAAAGCATTATGTAATGAGTTAGGAGCAGATTTTTATGTCATCAACGGATCCGACGAAGGGCGTTTCTTGGATACTGTACGGAACCAAGCGAAGAACTTCGCTTCGACCGTATCACTTACGGGATCTTCTAAACACAAAGTCATCATCATCGACGAAGCTGATAACACAGGAAACGACGTACAACTCCTACTACGGGCAAATATTGAGGCATTTTATAACAACTGCCGATTCATCTTCACCTGTAACTACAAGAACAAGATCATTGAACCCCTCCACTCCCGATGTGCCGTCATTGACTTCACAATCAAAGGGAAGCAAAGGGTCCAACTTGCAGGAAGTTTCTTCCAACGTCTCCAAACGATTCTGGATCAGGAAAAGATTGAGTACGATCAAAAAGTCCTTGCAGAACTTGTATCAAAGCACTTCCCAGACTTTCGTAGGGTCCTTAATGAGTGTCAGAGGTACGCTACGGGAGGAAAAATCGACTCGGGCATTCTTGCATCTTTCTCTGACATCTCTGTAAATGAACTCGTCAAGAACCTCAAGGATAAGAACTTCCCAGAAGTACGTAAGTGGGTGGTTTCCAACTTGGACAACGATGCTTCTCATCTACTTCGCAGGATTTATGACGCCTGTTATGATTGCCTTTCACCCCAATCTATCCCTGCTGCCGTTCTTGTTATTGCTAAGTATCAATACCAATGTGCGTTCGTGGCTGACCAAGAAATTAACCTCCTAGCAGCACTAACTGAAATTATGTGTGAGTGTGAATTCAAATGACAAGTCAAAAATCTCTTAAAACCTGCTTGCGTTATCCCGGGGGAAAGAGTAGAGCAGTCGCTAAAATGGATCCATATTTTCCAGATCTTCGCAACTATGATGAGTTCCGCGAACCGTTTCTAGGTGGTGGTTCTGTTGCAATTCATATTACTAAAAAGTATCCCGATCTAAAAATTTGGGTTAATGATCTTTATCCTCCGCTTGTAATCTTCTGGCAACAACTCCAGATGTTTGGGGAAGAATTGAAAGAACATCTTCTTCACTTTAAGAGTACTTGTCCGGATCCAGAATCTGCCAGAGGTCTTTTTGATATTTCAAAGCAGATTCTTAATGATCCCAATACTGGTGATTTCGAACGTGCCGTAAGGTTTTATATTGTAAATAAGTGTTCTTTTAGTGGTCTTACTGAAAGTTCTTCGTTCTCAGCACAAGCAAGTAACTCTAATTTTTCTGTTCGCGGAATTGAAAAACTTCCCGAGTATTCTAAACTTATTGAGAAGTGGCGTATAACTAATTACTCTTATGATTATCTGATGGATGGAAACAGGAGTGCTTTTATGTATCTCGATCCTCCTTATGATATTAAGGATAATCTCTATGGGAACAAGGGATCAATGCATAAAGGATTTGATCACGATAAGTTTGCTACTGACTGTGATACTTGTTCTATGGATCAACTGATTAGCTATAATTCAGATCAACTTGTAAAAGATAGGTTTAAGAACTGGACTGCTGCTGAGTTTGACTTGACTTATACAATGCGTTCTGTTGGTGAATATATGCGAGAGCAAAAACAAAGAAAGGAACTGTTACTTTTTAATTATGGAATTAAAGGATTGGTTGAACTCGATTAATTTTACAAAGGAGGATCTGACGGAAGATATTAAAGAATATCCACCATTTATTATTAATAAGTGTTTGTCTGGACATATTGATTCTATTCTTTTTGCTAATGAAATGAATATGAATCATCAGTTGGATAAAGATATGCAATATTCGTTTTATCTAAATAGTCTAAGAAAAAGGAAGAGATTTTCTCCTTGGCTCAAAAAAGATAAAATCGAAGATTTGGAATGCATCAAAAGTTACTATGGTTATAGTAATGAAAAGGCTTCTCAGGTTTTGAAAATTTTGTCGAAAGAGCAAATTAATTTCATTAAAAAAAGACTTGACATTGGTGGAAAAAAATGACGACCCAAACAATTGAACCTCAGGTAAATTGGTCTCAGGACCAAATGATTGAAGTTATTCTTAACGAACCTGATGACTTCCTAAAAGTTCGTGAGACTTTAACTCGCATTGGAGTTGCATCTCGTAAAGAAAAAAAACTTTATCAATCCTGCCATATTTTGCATAAACAGGGTAGATATTATATTGTTCATTTTAAGGAACTATTTGCTCTCGACGGCAAACACGCAAATCTTACTGTAAATGATGTTCAGCGGCGCAATAGGATTGTTCGTCTCCTATCTGATTGGGGACTAATTACCGTAGTTAATCCGGATAAAGTTTCTGATATTGCCCCTCTCAATCAAATTAAAGTTCTTGCATATAAGGACAAAGGTGATTGGATTCTGGAACAAAAGTATAATATTGGTAAGAAGGGGAAGGGAGTAGAAACCGAATAAATATATCTGAGACTCTTTTCGTGCGGTCTCTTCAAAAGTCGGAACACCCTAAAAAGAGGTTCGGTTTTACCGATACCTCTTTTTTTCGTATCTAGTATAATTATATTATGGATGCCGAAAGGGTCCACACAACACAAACTCGCTTTTAAAGGAGCTACTATAATGACTAACCTCACAAGGTATACTGCTGCGGATTTGCCTACTCTTCTGGACAAGATTACCCGCAATAGTATTGGAATGGACGAATATTTTGATCGTCTATTTAATCTTCACGAAACTACTTCTAACTATCCACCATATAATCTTGTTCAAGTAAGTAATGTAGAATCTCGCTTAGAACTTGCACTTGCTGGATTTAAGAAGGAGGAAGTTTATGTGTACACAGAGTATGGAAAACTTTTTGTTGAAGGGCAAAAGGAGGACAGAGAGACTGATACCCGCTATGTCCATAAAGGATTGGCTCAAAGAAGTTTCAAGAGAGCATGGACTCTATCGGACGACACAACAATCAAAGAAGTTGTATTTGAGGATGGACTACTAACAATTACTCTTGGTAAAATTGTTCCAGAACATCACGCCCGTAAAGATTATCTCTAAATAAAAATAAAAAAGATGAAATCTTTCGACGAGTTCAAATCAATTGCTTATAAAGGAGCAGTTCCTCATACTGTTTTTTCTCAAGGAAAATCTAAAAAGATTCTGAAAGGAAAAGCAGTTCCTGTAAGAAGTCGTTCAAGTGCTGGTGGTAATGGTGATGGTGGTGGAGGAGATGGTGGAGACTAAATAAAATTGATTATCGTCGGCGCGAGGAGCACCTGGTAAAATCCAGGTTGACTCCTCCTTTTTTTATTGCTAGAATACTGGGAGGTATGGAGTAAAAATGACTGTAAAACTTTTGCTTTTGAAGTCTGGAGAAGATATTATTGCAGATGTTAAGGAAATGGTAATTGGGGAAGAGGAAAATGCAAGAGTTGTAGGATATTTCCTACACAAACCTTGTGTTGTTAAAATGACTCCTCCAACCAATGTTCCTGAGAAGTTTAAAGAAAACTTGGATCCTCAGAAAGCATCATTCCAAGTTACTCTTTTTCCTTGGATGCCTCTATCAAAAGATAATACAATTCCTGTTTCGGCTGATTGGGTAGTTACTATTGTAACTCCAAGTGATAAACTAAACGATATGTATCAAGAAGACGTAATTAACTATGGAAAAGAAAATGATAAAAATTCTGTATCTACTGAACAGTCAGATTCTGATCAGTCAGATTGAAGAAGTTGGTGCTGATATTGGAGAACCTGATTGTAAGTTGATTAAACCATTTGTAGTGACTAAAGATAAAACTTTAGAACCATTTCTGATGGGAGTTACAAAACAAGATACATTTATGATGAGTTCGGATAAGATTCTTACTCTTGCCGATCCGACTCCGACACTTCTTGAAAAATATGAGGATTTGATTAAGGAATGAATTTCTACACTAATGTTCAATTGATTGGAAATCAGTTTTTGGTTCGCGGAGTACACAATGGTAAAAGATTTGAGACAAGAGATGAGTTTTTCCCAACTCTTTATGTAAAAACTAAAAAGGAATCCAAGTATAGAACATTAAGTGGTGAACCAGTTGAACCAGTAAATCCTGGAACAGTTCGTGATTGTCGTGAGTTTTATAGTAAGTATGAAAGTGTAGATGGTTTTGAGATCTACGGAAATGATCGTTATATCTATCAGTACATTTCAGAAAGATATCCAGAGGATGAAATTAAGTTTGATATTAGTAAGATTAAACTTGTAACTTTGGATATTGAGGTTGCTTCAGAAGGCGGATTCCCTGATGTAGAATCTGCTTCTGAGGAAATTCTTTCAATCACTATTCAGGACTATACAACTAAGGAGATTGTTACTTGGGGCGTTAAACCTTTTAATAACACCCGTAAGGATGTTACTTATTATCACTGTCCTTCGGAGTATGAACTTCTCAATCATTTCATCAATTATTGGATGGTTGATGTTCCTGATGTGATTACTGGATGGAACATTCAGATGTATGACGTTCCTTATATTTGCAAGCGTTTGAATCGCGTTCTTGGTGAGAAACTGATGAAACGATTCTCTAACTGGGGATTGGTGACAGAAGGAGAAGTATTCATCAACGGTAGGAAGCACACCACGTTTGATGTTGGTGGTTTGACTCAACTTGACTATTTGGATCTTTATAAGAAATTCACTTATAAGGTTCAGGAGTCTTATCGTCTGGATTACATTGCTGAGGTAGAACTCGGACAGAAGAAACTGGATCACTCTGAGTTTGATACGTTCAAAGACTTCTATACTAAAGGTTGGCAGAAGTTTATTGAATACAACATTATTGACGTAGAACTCGTTGATCGTCTTGAAGATAAGATGAAGTTGATTGAACTTGCTCTTACGATGGCATATGACGCAAAGGTGAATTATGCTGATGTGTTCTATCAGGTTCGTATGTGGGATAATATTATTTACACATATCTCAAGAAGAAGAACATTGTAATCCCCCCAAAGAATAAAACGAAGAAAGATGAGAAGTATGAAGGTGCTTATGTAAAGGAACCGATTCCTGGTATGTATGACTGGGTAGTGAGTTTTGACTTGAACTCCCTATACCCTCACCTGATTATGCAATACAACATCTCACCAGAAACTCTGATGGAGGAACGCCATCCTACAGTCAATGTGGATAAGATCCTCAATCAAGAACTTACCTTTGAGATGTATAAGGATTATGCGGTGTGTGCGAATGGTGCAATGTTCCGTAAGGATGTTCGTGGATTTCTTCCTGAGTTGATGGAGAAAATCTACAATGAACGTGTAATCTTTAAGAAGAAAATGCTTGCGGCAGAGCAAGAGTATGAGAAGACTAAGAATAAAGAATTAGTCAAAGAGATTGCCCGTTGCAATAATATTCAGATGGCACGTAAGATTCAACTTAACTCTGCTTATGGTGCTATCGGAAATCAGTACTTCCGCTATTACAAACTTGCAAATGCTGAAGCAATTACTCTTTCGGGTAAGGTTTCAATTCAGTGGATTATGAATAAGATGAATTCTTATTTGAACAAAATTCTTAAGACGAATGGTGAAGATTATGTTATTGCTTCTGATACCGACTCTATCTATCTCAATATGGGTCCTTTGGTTGAAACTATATTCAAGGGAAGAGAGAAAACTACTGAAAACATTGTGTCTTTCCTTGATAAGATCTGTCAGGTGGAACTTGAAAAATATATTGAAAGTTCTTACCAAGAATTGGCGAACTATGTAAATGCTTATGATCAGAAGATGATTATGAAGCGTGAATGTATTGCTGAACGTGGTATTTGGACCGCTAAGAAACGATATATTCTGAGTGTCTGGGATAGTGAAGGTGTTCGCTATGAGGAACCCAAACTGAAGATTAAAGGTATTGAGGCAATTAAGTCTTCGACTCCAGCACCTTGCCGTAAGATGCTAAAAGAGTCTTTTAATATTCTGATGAGCGGAACTGAAGATGATATGATTCAGTTTATTGATGATTCTCGTAATAAGTTCAAAAAACTTTCCCCAGAAGAAATTTCATTTCCCCGTTCAGCATCTGATGTTCAAAAGTATTCATCTTCATCGGACATTTATATAAAAGGAACTCCAATTCACGTTCGTGGGGCATTACTTTTTAATTATTATATAAAACAAAATAAACTCACTACAAAATATTCTCTGATTCAAAATGGAGAAAAAATTAAATTCATTTATCTCAAAAAACCAAATACAATTCACGAAAACGTAATCTCATTTATTCAAGAGTTTCCCAAAGAACTCAACCTTGACAGATACATACATTATGAACTACAATTTGAGAAAGCATTTCTAGAACCACTCAAGGTTATTCTTGATATTATTGGGTGGAATATGGAAAAGACTGTAAACCTTGAATCATTTTTTGCCTGATGGACTTCTTAAAAGATATTGTAAAAGAAATAGGTGATGACTATACTAAACTTGCTTCTGATATAGATGAAACTGAAACTTACGTCGATACCGGTAGTTATATTTTTAATGCACTGGTTTCAGGTAGCATTTTTGGTGGTGTATCTGGGAATAAGATTACTGCTATTGCTGGAGAGTCTTCTACTGGAAAGACTTTCTTCTCTCTCGCTGTGGTTAAGAATTTCCTCGATAATAATCCCGATGGTTATTGTCTCTACTTTGATACTGAAGCTGCCATTACAAAGTCCCTCCTGGAAAGTCGTGGAGTTGACACCTCAAGGATTGTAGTAGTTAATGTTGTTACCGTAGAAGAGTTTCGTACTAAGGCACTTAAAGCAGTTGACCTTTATATGAAAAAACCAGAAGAAGATCGCAATCCTTGTATGTTTGTGTTAGACTCTTTGGGAATGCTTTCTACAAGCAAGGAGATTACCGATGCTTTAAATGAAAAAGAAGTTCGTGATATGACTAAATCGCAACTTATTAAAGGTGCGTTCCGAATGTTAACCCTTAAACTAGGTCAAGCAAATGTTCCACTCATTGTCACAAATCATACATACGATGTCATTGGAGCTTATGTACCAACGAAAGAAATGGGGGGAGGTTCTGGACTCAAATACGCAGCCTCTACAATCATTTATCTCTCAAAGAAAAAAGAAAAGGATGGAACGGAAGTGGTCGGAAATATTATCAAGGCTAAGACTGCTAAATCGCGTTTGAGTAAAGAGAATAAGGATGTTGAAATTCGTCTCTATTATGATGAGCGTGGTCTTGATCGATATTACGGTCTTCTTGAACTCGGTGAGATTGGAGGACTTTGGAAGAATGTAGCAGGACGCTATGAGATTGATGGTAAGAAGATTTATGCTAAACAGATTCTGAAAGAACCTGAAGTATATTTTACCGAAGAAGTAATGCAACAGTTGGACGAAATCGCACGAAAGGAATTTAGTTATGGAGAAAGTTGAGTTTCTAATTCTTAGAAACCTGTTACATAATGAAGAATATATCCGAAAAGTAATACCATTTATTAAATCTGAATATTTTGAAGATGTAAATCAAAAGATTGTATTTGAAGAAATACTTTCTTTTGTTCAAGAATATAATCAACCAGCAACCAAAGAAGTACTGTGCATTGAGGTAGAAAAACGTCAGGACATTAATGACACTTCTTTCAAAGAAATTATTCAACTGATTTCTTCTCTTGAAGATGTTCCTGTTGAGTTTAATTGGTTGGTTGATTGTACTGAAAAGTGGTGTCGTGATCGTGCCATTTACTTGGCACTTATGGAGTCTATTCATATTGCTGACGGTAAAGATGAAAAGAAAAATCGAGATAGTATTCCTTCTATTCTTTCTGATGCTCTTGCTGTAAGTTTTGATACTCACATTGGTCACGATTATTTACAGGATTATGAACAAAGATATGAATCTTATCACAAAAAGGAGGATAAAATTGAATTTGACCTTGAATACTTTAACAAAATTACCAAAGGCGGTCTCCCTAACAAAACTCTTAATATCGCTCTTGCTGGTACGGGCGTCGGAAAATCTCTATTCATGTGCCATGTGGCTAGCTCCGTCTTGCTCCAAGGACGGAACGTTCTGTACATTACGTTGGAAATGGCAGAAGAGCGAATTGCTGAAAGAATTGATGCAAACCTCCTGAATGTTCCTATTCAAGATATTGTTGACCTTCCCAAGCAAATGTTTGAAACTAAGGTAAACAATCTTGCGAAGAAGACACAAGGAACTCTTATAATTAAGGAATATCCTACTGCTTCCGCACATGCAGGACACTTTAAGTCACTTCTTAATGAACTTGCACTTAAGAAGTCATTTAGACCTGATATTATTTTTATTGATTACCTCAATATTTGTTCTTCCTCTAGGTATCGCGGAAACAGCA